ATCTATATTCAGACAGCCAAAGGCAACAACTGGATAGAACTGGACCAGAACGGTAATATTGATATCTTTACAACAAACAAAGTTAACATCCGTGCTGCCAAGGACATTAACCTTACCTCTGATGAAACAATTCGTTTATCAGCTCGACAGGGCATTCACATGTATACTGATGATGAAATTCGTATGCACGCTCTAAAAGATATTAACGTGCTAACAGAACAAAACCTACGCGGCCACTCTTTGCAAAGCACATTCTGGCAAGCTGATCAGTCTATTCACCTTACAGCTGGTGTATCGTTTTATCTTGCAGCAGCTCAAGAGATCAACGAAAAGTGTGGTTCTGACATGAAGCTCTCTGCTGGCGGAACACTACATCTGAATGCAGGTGGTAACATTCTTGAGACAGGTTCGTTAATTCACCTCAATGGACCCGCAGCTTCGATTGCAGATGATGCACAAGCACCAAGTGAACAACCAGCATTCTTAACAAGCCGAGTTCCCGATCACGAACCTTGGGCACGTGTGATGACAGCAAATGACTTTACACACAGCCCTGAGTTCCTATATGACAGCGACGAAGTTAACCGAACAGAGCGTGAAGTAACGCATAATCGTGGTGAATTTTGGCGCAGATAAATGCCTGGACCTAATGATAAATATTGGAAATAGGAGTCTAACGAACTATGGCACGTGGTCTATACAGAGGGTTTTCCTCATACGAGTACGAACAAAAGAAGACCTTCAGAGTAAGTGATCTTGAACTCGTCAAACTCGATCTGCTCAATCATATTTTTACGCGCCGTGGTGAACGTGTTATGATGCCTACGTTTGGTACACGTATTCCTGATCTTGCATTTGAACCGTTGGATGATATTACGTTGGACATTCTTCGTAATGACTTACTTGAGGTGTTTAAGTTTGACCCCCGTGTTTCAGTGCTTGATCTAACTATCACACCAAACGTTGACGCAAACAGCGTAACAGCGACAGCACGATTGTTATACATTGAACTTAATCTTGTTGATGATTTGAACTTGAACATTGTTTTTGAAGGTGGACAATAATGAGCAGACTAGTTTCTAGAGCAGAAAGCTGGGAACGCGTATATGAAGCGTTCGCAAACATTAACTTTGCTGCCTTTGATTTTAACACGGTCAAACAAAGCATACTTGACTATATCAAGCTGTACTTTCCAGAGTCGTTTAACGACTTTATTGAAACCAGTGAATTTATTGCTATTGTTGAGTCGTTTGCCTACATTGCAGAGCAGATTGCCTATCGGCTTGATGTTAACGCTCACGAAAACTTCATCTCCACGGCACAGCGTCGCGATTCAATTCTACGTTTAGCAAAACTAATTTCTTATACCGCTTCACGCCCACTTCCGGCAAGGGGGTTTGTTAAAATTACCTCCGTTACAACAACTGAGAACGTTGTTGATGTAAACGGACAGGACTTAGCTGGTACTGCGATTCGTTGGAACGATGTAACTAACACAAACTGGAAGGATCAGTTCCTTCTTGTTATGAATCGTGCACTTGAACAGGAGTTTGGTACTGTTGGTCCTAATGACCGCTTTCAAATTCAAGACGTAGTGTTCGAACTTTATGATGTAGGTTTGGTACCACTAACAAACGGCGTGTTCGCATATTCAGCAGTTGTTAATGGTGCTGGTCAACCAATGGAACTGACACCTGTGGAGTTTGCCTCATCGTTAGGAATTATTGAACGACGTCCTGCCAATAACACAAACTTTACCTTGTTGTACGCATCTGATGGTCTTGGAGACGGTTCCGAAACAACAGGTTTCTTACTGCTTACAAAGCAGGGGTCCTTGCAACGGTTCCGTACAACATTTGACGGTGTAACACCAAACCAATTTTATGATGTTGACGCAACCAACGTTAATGATATTGACGTTTGGCTGAACAACGTCGATCCATCTACTGGTGAAACATTAGACTTGCCTTCACCAATTTCTTTCCGTCCTTCGTGGTCAGGAAAGTCGGGTGAATGGGTTCAGGTCGACCTGGCTCACTCGCAAAACGTCATTTTCAACACAAACCCTAACCGCAACAAGTACGAAGTTGAAACACGTGACGAGAGTGCAATCCGACTGATCTTTGGTGACGGTGAATTTGCTGATATTCCTGAAGGCACATTTGATATATGGCTGCGCACTTCTGTTAATGAAGATATCGTTGTTCCACAATCATCTGTTGTTGATTCAACTGCATCGTTTACGTATGTTGACGACCTTGGCAAAACACAAACGTTCACATTCACGTTTACTTTGATTGGATCGTTGCAAAACGCATCAGCAGCAGAAACTCTTGATCATATCCGCTCAACAGCACCGTCTGTATACTATACACAGGACCGTATGGTCAACGCAGAAGACTACAACGTCTTCATGTTGCAAGACCCATCAATCCTTAAGCTACGTGCAATCAACCGTACCTTTGCTGGTGATTCAAAGTACATTCCTTGGCACGATCCAAGTGAGTCGTATGACAACGTAAAGCTGTTTGGTGACGATGGTATTCTTTACTATCAAGAAATGCCAGTTGCACAAGTCACACCTGTTCTTTCACTGGACGCTTTGATTGCAAACTATATTGAACCGTTGCTTTCATCGACGGACTTGTTAACACAGCTGCTCACAAACGGCGTGCCACCAAGTGAAATCCGTACATTCTTCACACAAGACGAGAAGGATAGAATTGCAGCAGCTCTGACTCCACCACCTTCACCGGTTGAGGCATTTTTGCTTTTCAATAAAGTAACGTTTCAGTGGTATGCTGTAAAGGATCTTGCTGATGCTCCTCTTGTAGGCACACCACCACTATTCATTGATGGTTTGGCCACAGTGGGATATCCAGCTGACTTTATCACAACAGCTTTGATCACCGTTGAACAAAACGATGTATCGGAAGAGTCTTACATCGTCACACGACAAGCACAACGACTAATCTTCGAAAGTCAGGAAACACAATTTTGGAATACAAATGACGCCAACGCGGTTATTGACTTTGACACACTAACGTCTAACCTTGATACAATTACGGTGCTGAAAGCTAACGTCAACTATGCTCGTGATAGTGTGCTAAGTCAAAACTGGGTTTATGACGTCCTCGGACAAGAAAACATCGAGTCGGGTCCTGAAACAGGCTTGCCAGACATTCATCGCCTTTCAGTGCTTCCGTCTGACGTAAACAACGACGGCGTGCCGGACAACCTTGATCCAAACGCAACAGATTTGGAGAGCGTTGCAGACATCATTAACTTCAAAGTTGAAGTAGACCTTACTGCAACAGGAACACCATACACATTACAGCTTCCTCTATATTATATCGTTAGCGGTGGTATTGTTACAACACCCGACGTAACTGTTACAGGCGGTGTGGGTGTTGTGTTTACCGAAGATGGCGCGGCCGATGACATTGTTAATACTATTACGTTTACAGCTGGAACAGGTACCGTTGATGTTATTGTCAACGACTACGTGTACTTTTCACGTCCTTCAACAACCGATCCATGGTTCCCAGCACCAACAACGTTTGAATCGATTGACTCATTTGTTGACGACACTCTTGACGCAACCAACCTGTGGAAACGTCATTCGGGTCGTGACGAACTTAACTTTGCGTGGTTCCATTTTACACCACGTTACAACTTGGTTGATCCTGCACCAACGAACATTATTGATATGTCGATCATTACTAAAGGTTTCTTCACACAGCTGAAGAGCTTCCTTGAAGATCCTCTTGCACCAGCTCCAGATGAACCAACGCCGTTGGATCTACGAACAGCATACGGCTACCTCTTGGATAACAAGATGATCTCCGACCAAGTGGTTCTATTGCCTGGACGGTTTAAGCTATTGTTTGGACCCCGTGCTCCAGCTGAACTTCAGGCAATTTTCCGTGTTATTCGTTCTCCAAACGGATTGCTAACAGACAACCAAGTGAAAACAACAATGGTTGCCACGATCCGTAACTTCTTCGATGTAACATTGTGGGAGTTTGGTGAAACGTTCTTCTTCACAGAATTAGCTGCGGCAATCCATACCGCTCTGCCAACTGAAATTAGCTCTGTGGTGCTTGTTCCAACGTTTACAACAAACCAGTTTGGTGATATGTTCCAGGTGTTGGCTCGTGAAGATGAAGTTCTTTACCCAGATATTTCCGTTGACCAGATCGAAATCGTTGCGGGTTATACAGCTACAAATCTACGCCTAAACAGTTAAAAACACCGCAAAAAATCTGTAGGTACCCCACGATAAATATTTGTGTGTTTATAAGAGGGTGCTCGTAGTGTCTACAAACTCAGACAACAATAACAAGCCAAGAACCAATATATTTGACTTGCTTCCAGAAGTGTACCGTTCAGAGTTGAACGAAACGCTTTTTGAGACGTCATTCAATCGTCATTTGACAAAAGACGATTCTGTTCGTGTATCTGGCTTTATCGGTGAACGTAATCCAAGCGCTCTTGTAAATCGTCAGATCCAAGAACCAACACCATTCCGCCAAGCGTTCCAACTTCAACCTGTAATGCATACAAAGATTGGAAGCGTGGACCACATCCTCACACAACAAGGATTCTTGACACAGCTTGAATTGATGGGTGTCAACATTGACCGCCTTCCACAGTGGGGCAACACGTTACAGTTCAACTGGGTTCCACCAATTAACCTTGACATGTTGGTCAACTTCTTTGACTACTACTGGTCAACTAACGATCCAAACGATCCACCACAATATCTAACGATTGAAAATCGTTGTAACAAGGCTCGTGATAAAGCATATGCGTATCAAAACGTAGTAGATCAGGTTGGTGAGCTTCATAGCTTACTAAGCATGGACGTAAAACTAAACAAGTTCGTGATTGAGGAAGACCTTACTTCACTATTTGTAAACGGCTTTGTGTTTTTCACAAAAAACACAACAAACGTCAACATCATCAACCACTTCTGGACAGCTGCATCCTCTGTCTATGATGTTGACACGAATGAAACAACCATCACCGTTCAAGAAAACATTGCTATCGTTAGTGTTTCAACCGACCCTGATCCTATTACAACTGAGGTAGGTCGTCTATGGTACGCGCCTGACACTGACGAACTTTTTATATGGAACGGTCTTTCGTGGGTTCTAATTTCTCCTGCTCTTGTCCTTGTGTCGGGTGATATTTCTCTGACAGAGTTGCTAACAGTCTTCCAACGAGACGCAAACTGCGTTTGTAACGAAGACTTTGGTTGGGACCTTGGCTTGTGGGACGACAACCAAGTGGGAGATATTCTGTGGAACACAGCTCTCTTGACAGCTATTTCACATCCAACAGAGGCTGCGTGGATCGTTGCAAACGGTGCTCCCGCTGACCTTGACTTGTGGTACGATACAACGAACAATCAGCTCAAACAATACTTCAGCGCTACATGGAATGTTGTTCTAAACAGCTTTTCAACTATCCTTGATTTGACAACAGGACGTGTACGTTGGGACCTTACAATTGGCTGCGTGGCACAGGAACTTAATCAGTGGTCAGAGCAAAACAAGTGGGTTCATAAAACAGCTATTCAGTCAGCTGGGAGCGTTAGACGTGCACAAATTCCAATCATTGAATACAATTCAACAATCGAACTAAACGAGTGGGTTCGTGCCGTTTATTTGTGGAAGTATCGAGCGCTAGAAGGTACTCCTTTTGAAAGTATTGGTCAAGGACCGTGTGTCGTAGGTCCATGGCGATTTGAGTTGGAGCCTGTAAAAGGCTACGTTGCCGTTCTCGACACTGGTAAGTGGTATGTTTATCTGTTTGAACGTGAAAATGCAACACTAAACCGCGACATTAACCACACGGATGCTTTTACACCAGGAACACGTTTTCACGTTGTTGACGATGCCGTCTTGAATGATATCTACACAGTTGTTAGTTCAGAATATAGAAAGATTCGAGCGCTAGATCCCGTTAATACAGTTTTGTTTGTAGCAGGACTACCAGCCATTACAGACTACTACGTAACAGTTGTTGAAATCGCTGAACCAGTTTTCACTGCTCCCACAGTTGGTGGTGGTGCACTAAATGCACGCATTGAGCCAACTGTTACAAGCCGTGGTGATTCGTGGCGTGGCTATCACGTGCACTGGTTGCTTGACGCTAATGCAACAACGTTTGCTGCAACATCGGCACAGGTTCTTAATCCAGAACTTGCCTTGAGCTTACAGGAAAGTGCAGATGGTGTAAACCCCACGTACAATGTCACAGGTGTAGGTGACGGTCTCCTAGAAATTGGTCGAGCTCTCCTTGTCTTTACACCAGAAGTTGCAGGTGTTACAACAATCAGCTTTAATGTTCAAGAAGGTTTTGATTATTCAGCTGTGCCACCGTCAGTTTCATTGCCACCAACAAACGCCTTTAACTTCCGCTACATCCCAGCAACACCACCCCCTGGTGAGTCGCGCTTTTATGCAACACCAAGTAGCGCCGAACTTCGTGTATACATCAATGATGTTCGCCAATACGGCAATTACACTGAGAACGTCACATCTGCTGCACCAAACTATACCGCTGTTGGTTTTAACACAACAACCAACGCGTTGATTCCATTTGTCGAAAGTATTACGTTTGACGAGCCGTTGGCTCCTTTCAGTATCGTTCGTGTAGAGGTTTGTCCCGCTGCTTTCAAGGACGTTGGTATGTTTGCTGTTCCCGTTCGTACGGTTGAGGATGAAGTAGACTTTGCCGCCGCTGTTCTTGCAGGAACACAACCTGAGTATATGAGCTTAACACAGTACCAACACGTTGAACAAGCAAAGCGCGAAATAAATCAATATCCATTGTTTAATGTCTATGACATATGTCCAGACGAGGCATGTGATAACACAGTTGTAAAAGCATCGCCGTTGTTTGCCTACAAAGAAGATCCTACGTGCCCAATCAATCCACACATTCGTCGTCGTATTGTTGCAACAACAGACGGTCGTGATTACACGTTCCTACAATATTTGCTTGACCGCGATGACAACATTTTGTATGGCTTCCGCAACCTCGATCTGGCACCAGAAGTTGGAACATATTGGTATAACCCAACGCTACGACAAGTTTATCAATGGGATGGAGAGACGTGGGCTGATGTTATTTTTGTAACAACACCAAAAGGAGAAGCTGCTCGTTCATTTACAGTTAGCGACACCGAACCAACAGACTTACTCAATATTGACGGCGCTCTCTGGATGGACTCGCTCAACGAGAAATTGTACCAGCGTGACGCAGTCGGTGCAATGTGGGTGGAATTAACAAACGTTATTATTGTAGGTGCCGACCCAACTCTCCAAACAGTTTGGAACAACGGTGACAACCACGAGTATGTCCCTCAATATGTTGATGCAAACCGTCAACCGATTACTATTGGTGATCCCAACGGCGATTGGGAACTGCTTGATTGGTGGTTCTACAATTCCGAACACAAGAACAAAGCCGAATCAAGGTACACACAGCTTGTAACACATTTCCGTTCAATCGTTACCGAACAGCCAGACGTTCCTGGATTCTTACAAGGTGGCACATATACGCTGACACAAAACGAGTACGATTATGGTGTTGGTGGTATTATGAAGGAACACAACGACAGTTTTGATACACTAATTTCAGCTGTCAACGTGACAAACGTAACACCTGTGGGATTGATGGAATGGGCTGAAGACCAGTATGTGCTTGGACTACAGTTAGCTCGTGACTTCTTCAACACAGATATTACAGCATTGTACGGTGTATTCACACAACAAAGCTTGATCAACCAAACACAAGTGTTTACCGATGACATCATTGAGCAATATAAGCTAAACGACTACTTGGCGGCAGTGTATGGCGATACAACAGCGTTCAATGAAACGACAGATATCGGTATGCCAAATTGGATTACAACAACGCCAATTCTACGCTTGTCTGAAAAGTTCCGTCCACATGTTCTCGTTACAGACGACTTTATCGAAGTATTCCATCACGATGGACATCGCTCGCGCATCTCTTATACAGCTGGTGAGCAAGACCGTTACTCACGGCAGATTATTGCCCTTCCAGATCTTCGTGTCGCAAACGGCACGTTAGGGGTTCTGAGCTCTGTTGCACCACCAGCAACGGAGGCAGCGTTCCTTGCTGCGTTTGGTGGCAGTGAAATACGTACAGGTGTTTACTGGTATCGTGTTGGTGGTGGCTTCCGTACATTGTATCGCTTTATTCCTTATGTTGTTTCGACAGCTGCTCCATCGTTCTTCCTTGATGGTGTAGAGTTGCCTGACGGAACTCGTTACTACAACACTATAGCCAACCAAACATACATTAAGGTAGCTCTGACCTGGGTTGCTGAAGGATTACCGCTTGCTGTTGATACTCTGTGGCAAGAAGTTGACTTTGCTCAGGACTTCGCAGACATTGCATTGGATGTTGAAACACGCTTGTACGAAATCGTGCCCGACACACCACTGGCATTTGACTACTCAACGCTAACACCAACTCCATCAGAACAAGACGAATACGATCTTCAATATGAGCGACGCTTTTTTGCGTTCGTTGCTGAAAGAGACATTCAAGCGCCCCTTGTAAACACAACCTATTCAGCAATGGACGCCTTTACATGGAACTATGTCAATAGCATCTTGACAACACCACCACGCATTGACATAACGCCTGACCTTGCAGCAGCGTGGCAGGAACTTTACACACGCTGGTATGGCACTCCATATCCACATCTTGAGCCATGGAAACTTCAAGGCTACCACGACAAGCCTACGTGGTGGGATGCAACATATTTGAATACATTGGGTGGTCGTCGTTGGATCTATAACCACGGCACCACAACAGGTATGTGGGAGAACATCCGCATTGGTATGGTACCAGCTGGTGAAGAGTTGCCAGATGGAACAATCAGTACAGGTGCTCCTGGTGAAGCCACAACCTACAACTATTTCTCTGTCAACATTGATGATGTGGTGGTGGGCGGGTTTGACCCCGATGAAGTGTTCCCACCATATTTGAGTTCGACAACAGTTGGTTTTTCATCAACGGTTCGCTCATTGTTTAGTGTTCTGGCTGAGGTTATTGCACCAGATGCAGATTATCTGTTTGGTGATGGTGGACCGACAGAGTGGCTATGGACGGTTTCGTCAGAATACACGTACGATCTTGCTATCATTGCATTCTTGATGCAGCCAGCTCGATTCTTACATTCAACGTTTGGTGTTAACTTTATCGACGTGAACAACCTTCAAATCGAAACACTATTTTGTCAAGTCTATAGTCACGAAGATGCACTATTTCACGGTGACATCTACAACACCGATCAGACGTACAGCGCAAACGGGTTGAACCAATGGTATGTCAACTTCAACCGAGCATCTGGCTATGACACGAGCAA